CGAGGCGCAGGCGGTCGCGGATCGTGAAGCGGCCAAGGCTAGTGCGCTCGCCAAGTTGGAAGCCTTGGGTCTGACGACTGAGGAAGCGCAAGCGATCGCCGGACTCTGACCGTCACGTTCGTACCATAATCTGATAACATATAACTATGAATCAACCATCATGGAAATATAGAAGGCGTGCTGTTTTTGGCACCCTTGGATTTTCTGCAATCGTAATCATATCTTCATTATTTATTATTGATAATCAGTCTTTAGCTGAAACTACCGTGCTAAGTGCCTTTGGACTTATGGGTGCAATTATTGCTGCCTATATTGGTGGATCAGCATATGAGGATGTACGACTGCCTAAATACAAGGATGATACAATGTACGATGAAAGTTATGACGAAAGGAATTTAGATGTTTACTAAGAAGTTCTGGATTGAGGCATCGGAAAGAGCACTCAAGACACTAGCACAAACTTTTTTGTCATTGACAGCAGCAACAAATGTATTTGATGCATTGACTGCTGATTGGCAAACTCTTGTCGGGGCATCCTTGGGTGCTGCACTATTATCATATGCTACCTCTATTGTGTCTGTTAATCTTGGTCCTAAGAAGGATTCTCCGTCACTAGTTGACTAATTGTTATAGAAATTGGGGGTAGCTATTGTGCTACCCCTTTTTTCTTGCTATAATTAAGCGGATCATTGGAGATTAATGAAAAAACCAACCGTTACCTTTTTGACTTTTGATTGGGCTTTTGGAACTAAGCCCTTGGAGCCTAACGGCTGTGCATGGTATAGATGCTATCTTCCTATGAAGGAATTAGAAGCACAAGGTTGGGAAACAGGTATTGGATTTCCAGGGTGGAATGAAGAGCATGGATTTGGAATGCTCATCCCTGACGACAAAGCTATTCATGGTTGGGACATAATTTTATTTAAACTCATCATGCTTGAGAATGTTGCCAACAAAGTTGATAAAGCACGGGAAATGGGTCAGAAGATTGTCGTGGACATTGACGACTGGTTTGAAGGATTAGATGAAACAAACCTTGCTCATAAGATGACTGATCCCAATACTAATCCTAAGAATAATCGTGAACACTATATGAAGATTATTGAAAGTGCTGATGCGATTATTACTTCTACCCCTTTTCTTTATGACTTTTATAAAAATGAAAAAGGTTACAACAATGTATACCTCGTTCGTAATGGTATAGATATTCCACGATGGACTCAAAGTGGTGACCATGCTCGTTGGCTTCCTAAGTTTGGTTGGGTAGGTGCAACTCCATGGAGAAGCAGGGATCTAGAACAACTTAATCCCTTCTTTGGTCAATTTCTAGAAAAGAATAGACTAGAATTTCATCACTCAGGACATATTAAAAATGCTAAGTATGCAAAAGATCAACTTGGTATTCCTAAGTCTGTAAAAACCTCTACAGAATCTATGCAACCTATTAGTCGCTACCCTCAGATGTTTAGAAAGATAGATGCTGGATTGGTTCCTCTTAATGATGTGAAATTTAATCATGCCAAGTCTTGCATCAAGGGTCTGGAATATGCAGCAGCAGGTGTACCCTTTATAACGTCCTACAGCCCTGAATACGAGCTTTTGAATCAACAGGGTATAGGAAGAATGGCCCGAAATGAAAACGAGTGGCTAGAGCACCTAGAGGCTCTTACAGACCCTAGAGTTCGTAAAGAAGATCGTGAAAGAAATCTAGAAGGTATTGCACAATATCAAAGCATGAAAATCCGTGGTGAAGAATGGGATGAAGTCATGCATCAAATTAGACAGCAATAGAAAAAGCAGGGCAGAATGTTGCCACCTTATAAATTAGGTTTCTGCCCCGCTTAATCTTTTAGTAACAGTTATGACCAGGGTAATACCAATGTTTTTTACCCTCGCCGTCACGCCAAGCGGTATAAAAGGCACGATCTTGATAATACCGTGACCACTTGTGAATTGGCTTATCAAACAAAGTCTTGATTTCTTGCTTTAAGCCGTCCTTTGTTTTCTTGGATTCCTTTAGCATCATCCAGACAAGCCCATCTCTCCATTGAGAGTCCAAGAATTGATAGGCTCCCCGAGCAGAGGATGATCCATTGGCAGCCCGATAAGAAAAACGGGATTCACGATGCATAATACATTTTCTACTATCTTCCCATTTCTTATCAAACCATTTACCACGATACAAAGATGGCTCAAAGCCCTTCATATCGTCAGCATCTTTAGACCTGGCAGCACGATGCTCCTGGCTAAAGTATACGACTTTAACCGTCGCAGTTGGTGATGACTTAGCATTCACCGCATCAGAGGCATAAGCAGGGGATGCAAACAACATCATAATTCCCATAATACCTCCTAGTAGTTTCGTTTTCGTCATGTTTCCTCCTGTGGCGGCAACTTATCAAGAATACAGAATATCAGGAGAAATGTCAAATGTACATAGCAGAAATGTCGCAGAATTGTGTAAATGCTCTATATATACTTATATATTATAAATACTATAAAGTTATTTATTAGTAATACCTTCCCCGCCCAGATCCACCCTACAGTTTACTCCTTGATTTTTACTTTGTCAATAGCTTTCTTGATTTTTTCTACTGTATTTATTCCTGGGTAGACATGTGTATCTGACGCAAGATCGTAGAAGTATACACGATCATTTTCATCTAGTCTAGGTATCACCAGTCCCCCGAATTCACTTGTGTCACAGCCAGGTAGATTAAGAGGTTCTGCTTTACCCTCGTTTACCAAATTGTTATAAGTATGCACTTCTTGCATTGTCAATTCCATTGCTTGCTCTCCAAAACTCTGTTAGAATATTATCTACTCATAATTCTACCAAAGGAAGTGTTTTTTAATTGTCTCTCATTGATGATAAAGGTTCAATCAAGGACCACTACAGAAATTTTATTCACATCAGCCGATACGCCAGGTGGATAGAAAGCGAAAATAGGCGAGAGACATGGGTGGAAACAGTAGACAGACTTATGACATTTATGAAGAACCATCTTGTTGCAAACTATGGATATAAAAAAGATGCAGCCGTATTTGACGAGGTTCGTAATGCCATTATTGATCACAAAATTATGCCTTCCATGCGTGCCATGATGACCGCAGGGCCAGCACTTGAGCGTGACAACATCGCTGCCTACAACTGCTCATTTATCGCCGTAGATAGCCCAAGGGCTTTTGATGAAGCAATGTATATTTTGATGAATGGAACGGGAGTTGGATTTAGTGTTGAACAAAAGTACACAGATCAACTACCCGTTGTAGCAGAGCAAATGTTCCCAACAGAAACAACTATTGTTGTTGAAGACTCAAAGCTTGGTTGGGCCAAGGCATACAAGGAACTTATTGCTCTCTTGTACCAAGGTCAAATTGCTAATTGGGATATGTCAAAGGTACGTCCAGCAGGCGCACGACTTAAGACTTTTGGTGGACGCGCATCAGGCCCAGAGCCACTAGAGTCTCTTTTTAATTTTACTGTTGAAACTTTTAAGGGTGCTGCAGGTCGCAGACTCAAGCCTGTAGAAGCACACGACATTATGTGCAAGATTGGCGAGGTTGTCGTTGTTGGAGGTGTTCGTCGCTCTGCACTTATCTCACTATCTAATCTTGATGACTTTGAAATGGCAAAGGCAAAGTCAGGTCAATGGTGGGAAGATAATGCACAAAGAGCATTAGCAAATAACTCTGCTGTTTATAACATGAAACCAAATACAGCGCAATTCTTGCGTGAATGGAGAAACCTCTATGAGTCAAAATCAGGGGAGCGAGGAATTTATAACCTTGATAGCGTTCGTAAGCACATTGATAGCTTTGATCGTCGTGATTCTTCCAAAGTAGCAGGAACAAACCCATGTGGTGAAATTCTTTTGCGTCCTAATGAATTCTGTAATCTAACGGAAGTTATTATTGAAGCATCTGATACAGAAGAAGATCTTAAGAAAAAGGTAGAACTTGCTTCTATTTTTGGAACCTGGCAGTCTACTCTTACAAACTTCAAATACATTCGTAAGTCATGGAAAGATAACTGTGAGGAAGAAAGACTTCTTGGTGTATCACTCACGGGTATTTATGGAAACAAGCTAACATCTACTAATAATGATAATTTGTCCAACCTGTTAGATAATCTTCGTGAGTCAGCAGTAGAAACAAATAAGAAGGAGGCAGGCAGGCTTGGCATTAATCAGTCTATGTCTGTTACCTGCGTTAAGCCTTCTGGAACAGTATCTCAGTTGACAGGAGTATCAAGCGGAATTCACCCATGGTATTCAGAATATTACATTCGCTCAGTCCGTGGAGATAACAAAGATCCACTAACTAAGTTCCTTATTGACTGTGGTGTTCCTCATGAGCCAGACGTAATGAAGCCAAAGGATACAACTGTTTTTTACTTCCCTGTTAAGGCTCCAAAGAACGCGGTAGTTACAGAAGATATCTCAGCCATTGATCACCTAGAACTATGGAAGACCTATCGTAATCATTGGACAGAACATAACCCATCTGTCACTATCAATGTCCATGAAGATGAATGGATGAAGGTCGGAGCATGGGTATATGACAACTTTGACCAGATTGGCGGGGTTTCATTCCTACCAGCAGTTGAGCATTCCTACAAGCAAGCACCATATCAGTCTTGTACCAAGGAGGAATATGACGAGGCAGTCAAGAATATGCCAAAGAATATCCCCTGGGAAATGCTTACTATTTATGAGACAGAAGATGGAACAACGGGTTCACAAGAGTTGTCCTGTGTAGCGGGTTCATGTGAAATAGTTGATATCGGAGAAATTGCAACAGTTAGTTAGTCTCCTGATATAATAAAATAGGGAGAAACATGACTCAAAACATCTTCAATCTTTATTCTGCTGAAGCTTTTTCTCAGCACCCCATGGCGTTGTGGAATCTTGATGATGACTTTTCGTATCTGTCTTTAGTTTCTGCAAACCCCGTTTATAACGTAGTTGGTGGATCTTCTGCTAGTGTTGCAAACCCACCTACAGAAAAGCCACAGGAAACTGTGGGTATTGCTGACGTATTCTTAGAGATTGATAGTTTTGTTGGTTCTGCTTCTGCAACAACTATTACAACACAGACCTTTACTACCCCCGATGACATAGATATAGATATTCCAACGGTATGCATAAATGCATTTATCTATACATATGACACAGACATATCTGAACTACAGATAGGATTTCAGTACGGCGGAAATACCTATACAAGAACGTATGAAAATCTAACAAAAAATACCTGGACAAGAATTACTCATACGATGGATTTACCATCGTCAGAAACAATAACTCCCTATCTTAATGTTGTTCATGCGGGATCAGAAAAGACATATTCTCTTTATCAGTTTTCTGTAGGACAATGGTCAGAGCCTTTTAACCATGAAACACAAGGTACTGTTCCTATACCCTTTTCTTCTAGCTCTGCATCAGCAGATCTGAATTTTGCAATAGGTGGAACATTATCTGCTTCACCATCATTATTTAGTACAAGAATAGCCGATGTATATGGACTATCAGATGAATATCAGGGCTATTATTTTATAGAAAACAATAAAATGCTTGCAAGAAATACCAAGCTACCCATGGTCTTTGGATCAGGAGATATTACAGAAATATATCCATCTGAATATAATTTACCTTCTCTTGTTATGCCAGGTAGAGGCTTCTTGCATAGCGACGGTAAATATAAAGAAATAACAGCAGAGTTTTGGCTTAAGATATATCCAGACGTAACAACAAAAACAAAAATATTTGGCCCTGTGGGAAGTCAAGACGGTCTATATGTAGATAAAGAATTCCTTATTCTTAGAATCGGACCATATGAAAAGTCGTACTTTATTAACAAGTGGTATAGACCAATGCTTATTGATATACGATACACAGAAATATTTGCTAGTGTTTTAATTAATGGAGATGTTGTTATTGAGCAAAATCTTATATCAAGAGATGTTGAGTTTCCACAGTCATCAGCATTGAGTAATGATTGGGTAGGATTTTATAGCACAAATGAAATAAAGAAGTTTGAGATAGACTGCTTGGCTATCTATCCATATATTGTACAAGAGCAGGTAGCTAAAAAGAAATTTGTTTATGGACAAGGCGTGGGTCCAGCAAGCGAGGTAACAAGAAAGTTTGGGTCTACATCGTTACCCGTTGATTTTTCTTTTGCTAAATACTCACACAACGTTATTTATCCAGATATGACAAAGTGGTTTGCAGGATTTTACTCTAACATAGAAGCAGATTCCAAGTTTATTAGTTTGCCAACATATGAATTGCCAGAAATTAAATACCTAGGAAATGATTTGTCAGCCTTTGATGTTAATAGACAAAGAAGAAGTTGGCAGGGTATACGAGGAAGAACATGGTATCAATGGCTATCTAGTGTATGGAGGCAACTAGCTTCTGCTAGAGAAATTGAGCCATTGTTTGATAACTTTGTATTCCAAGAGGATAGAGATGAGCATTTTTATATAAAGCTCAAGCCAATTAGCACATATAACAATGTCTATGGTGCTATTGTTTTTAATTCATTGAATGTTATTTCTGATCCCGTTCAGTCTGTCTTTGGATTGTTCTCTCTTAATACTTCTGAAACAACAGAGATAGAATCAGGTACAGAAGCAACAATCATGCATTTTAAAAACAATGCAACAGGAGATATATTTAAAATAATCTATGATGATTCTGTAAAACAAATACAGTACATCTATAATTCCACCACAATCAAAACATTTTCATTTACCCCTGGCGCAAATGACACACACTTTATTGCGGGTATCAAGTTAGACGATCTAACACGATCATATGCAACTATCATTAGAAGATTCTTTGCCGTGCCTCAAAACATAAAGTTAAATGTAGGTGGTAATGAAGATGATCAATTCCCAGGAAAGATTTATAAAGTAACATTTAATAATAATTTCTTTACAAGAAAAGATTTGTCTAATTACTTTGATGATAATGGAATAGCAGAATACAATAGCTCAGTATCTCTTTCACTATCAGATCCACCTTTTGATTACGACGGTAACTATACAATGTTCTTTAAGAAGGCCAACTCTTCCTTAATCATGGATGTTGCAGTATCGGGGTATTGGGAAGATTCTATTCCACTAGCATCCTTTGGTACATATATTCTTAACTCTAATGGTCAAAGACAAAGCTACGACCTTGACTTTTTGCAATTTAATATTGATTATCCAAATAGCATTATTGCTCAAGATGATTTTGATACACAAGACAGTATAAAAACCTATGTAACTTTGCAAAACTATGAAGATGTTGGGTCTGTAGTTTACGGAAACTACACAAACACAAAACAATTAGACACTAACAGATATGTAGACTTTGAAGATATTACAACTAATATTGACACAACAAAATTTAACATTGTTAATGGAACAATTATCTTTGCTCCTAAAAATATAATTGACTTTAATGATGCCTACATCACGGTACATATGGAAATGAAATCTCCAGGCATAAATACTGCTCCAATTAGAATACAAAGAATGTCTATCGCTTCTTTAGCATATGATGAGGCATCTTTGTATCCCATCAATACTCCAACAGGACAAAAGCTTTATCCATTTAGTAGGCAGGGTATTTCATATATTAACAAGGCAAAGAACCCGTTCTTAATCTACAAAGACTCAACACCCTATCTCTATCTAACAGGAGACTCAGGTATTCAAACTCTTCCTTATCCAAAGATAGAAGATACTGCTGCTGAATCATTTAGACGAGGAATGTCTATTCCTCTTAATCAAAATAGAAAAGAAGACTACACTCTTCATGGAATTCACATTTGGTCTTTTTATAATAAAGCGGAAACTTTCGATACAAGACAAAGAATGTTTTCTATCTCTTATCAAGACACACGATATGACTTCTATCTTGAGCCAGAAACTGATGGAAAAAGAGCTAAGATAGTTCCTTATCTCTACGGATTGCTATCCGATACCCTGACAGATGAAATAGTAATGTATCAAAACGGTATTAAGCAAGATGTTTATGTCTATCCTCTTTCCTGGTCTTTGATAAGTTTAAGATTTGCAAATCCAGTAGACCTTTCATCAATCAGAGGGCAGTTAGAAATGTATCCTGGAACACTATTTAACAACGTAACTGTTTTTGAACAAGATATTGATAGACGAGTAGACGATATATTTGAGTCACATCTTGGATTATCTAACATAGTTGCACAGGACTCGTCTACTTTGTCGGTAGATTTTGATGAAGTGAACATATTTAGTGACATTACATGGACAACATTTACGGGAAGACCCGTTTAATATGGTACAATTGTTGTCATGACAATGCCCAAGCCCAAGGTAACTGTAGTAGAAAAACAAGGTGATGACGGCATTTATGTCTGGAGAACCCCAGAGGGTAAAATAGTTGGCGATGGTGATGGAAACATTATGAATATACCCGCCCGTCGTGGAGATATTACAGCTATTTCAAAAATTACAAAGGCCGCTGCTTATTATGGTTTCCCAGAAGGTGAAGCAGTATTTAGAGCAGGACAGCACAGAATTACGGACGAAGAATATTCGGTACAAGTAGATAGAATGCGTGAAGGATATATTCCAAGCGAAACAGATATCGGTGCTTGGTATGATGCAGCAAAGGGATTAAAAGCACATGGAGAATGACGACTATGATGGTAGGGCTAGGATAGATAGTCCACAATCAAACAATATTGCAAAATATGATCCATTCAATGTTGATGGAGAAACGCTAAAATCATATACAGGACTTCACCCAAACTTTAAGCGTCGTGTCTCTAGACTAAATAAGGTTTGGACAGGACAAGAAGGTGCAAAGTCCAAGCAGCTAATTCCAGATATGGATATTACAACTGCTTATGGACTTTTTGATGTTATTGTTCCACCCTACAACCTTGATGAGCTTGCTAACTTTTATGAAACAAATTTTGCTAACCATGCTGCTGTCAATGCCAAAGTAGCTAATACGGTTGGATTAGGATATCAACTAGATCCTAGCCTTATTCTTATGGATAAGCTTGAGGATGCAGATACAGAAGAGCAAAGAATTCGTGCACAAAGAAAAGCTGACAGAGCCAAGAAGATGGTTATGGATTGGCTAGAAGAACTAAATGATGAAGATACCTTTACTCACGTTCTTGAAAAGGTATTTACAGATGTAGAGTCTACAGGAAATGGCTATATTGAAATTGGTAGAACAACAACGGGAGAAATAGGATATGTTGGTCATATTCCTGCTACCACAATCAGAGTACGTCGTGAAAGAGATGGATACATTCAAATAGTAAATCAGCAAACTGTATTCTTTAGGAACTTTCAACAAATTTCTACCCCTAACAATGTAACTACAGATCCACGACCTAACGAGCTTATTCACATTAAAAAGTACACCCCTCGTAATAGTTACTATGGTGTTCCAGATATTTTGTCTGCTGCCACTTCCCTGGTAGGAGACACACTCGCTGGTAGATACAACATTGACTACTTTGAGAATAAGGCAGTACCACGTTACATTGTTACTCTTAAGGGTGCAAAGCTAAGTGTGGACGCAGAAGATAAGCTATTCAGATTCCTACAATCAGGACTAAAAGGACAAAACCACAGAACTCTTTACATTCCTTTGCCAGGAGATACTGGTGATAACAAGGTAGAGTTTAATATGGAACCCATCGAAAACGGTGTACAAGAAGGTTCCTTTGAAAAATATCGTAAGTCTAACCGTGAAGATATTCTTATGGCTCATCAAACACCTATTTCTAAGGTGGGCGGTGGACAAGGAATGTCTATTGCAGCAGCACTAGCATCCGATAGAACATTTAAGGAACAGGTAGCACGACCAGCACAAAGAAGTCTAGAAAAGGTAATCAATAAAATTGTAAAAGAAAAAACAGATATGTTTAACTTTAAGCTAAATGAGTTTACTCTTACAGATGAGAATACACAAAGTCAGATTGATGAGAGGTACCTTAAGACTCAGGTAGTTGTTCCCAACGAAGTAAGACAAAGAATGGGCCTTCCCATGCGTGATGGTGGACAAGCACCTGTTGAGCTAACAGCACAGCAAAGAGCAGAAGCAAGAACTCAAGCCTCTGGAAATAGAGAAAGAGACACAGAAAGACAAAACAATGCTACAGACTCTACCTCTACCGATACAGGTAGAAATGCAGGTGGAGAAGGTCGTTCATCACAATAATTTATAAAATTGTGATAAAATGCTATAAACGTAGTATATAATGGATTTGATATGGCTAATTTTGAAAAAGCTTACTGGAGCACAGACGGTAATAGCATTTCCGTCCGTATGCCTATCAGCAAAGTAGATCAAGAAAGAAGAATTGTTTCAGGTTGGGCAACAACCGACAGCCTTGATAAGCAGGGCGATATTGTCAATGTTGAAGCATCTACTAAGGCTTTTGAAGATTTTCGTGGCAATGTTCGTGAGCAACATACCCCATTAGCCGTTGGTAAGGTTGTATCTTTTAAGCAAGACAAGTATTTTGATAAAGAAGCAGACTCTTTTTACAACGGTATTTATGTAGATGTTTACGTTTCTAAGGGTGCAGAAGATACCTGGCACAAAATTAACGAAGGAATTCTAACTGGCTTTTCTATTGGTGGAAGCATTAACGATTCCGAAGAAATGTACAACAAGCAACTTGATGCACCAGTTCGTGTTATTAAAGACTATGATCTTTATGAGCTTTCTCTTGTTGATAATCCAGCAAATCCTGCTTCAAACATTGTTTCTGTACAAAAGTTTGATCACATTGAAGAGGAAGTAATGGAAAAGAATTATTTGGAAAATGTATATTGGTGTCCAACAAACGACAATGTTATTCTTAGTGAAAAGACAGATTACTCTTGCCCAGATTGCTCTAAGCATATGACAAACATTGGTTTTGTTGAGAGCAATGATGTAGACAAGGCAGCAACAGTAAGAGGTCTAATTGACACATTTACAAAGGCCGAAAACGTATCAAGAGGCGACTTTGTATCATGGAATTCTAGCGGAGGTACTGCTAGAGGACGAGTAACAAGGGTAGTTAGATCAGGATCAGTAGATGTTCCAGGATCTAGCTTTACCATTAATGCTGAGGAAGATAATCCAGCAGTTCTTATTAGAGTATATAGACAATCAGGTGGAGAATGGCAACCAACAGACACGATTGTTGGTCATAAAATGAGTACATTGCGCCGTATTTCTCCACTTACAAAGGTTTCAGATTCACAAGATGATCTGGATGAGGCGATTGACGAAGACTTAGCCAAGTCAATTGCTGACAACAATGAAAAGGAGGGAAGTAACGTGGGAATTCTAAACAGAAAGTCTTCAGAGGAAACTGCTGAAGTTGAGAAGTCAGAGGACGTAGCCGCTGAGATTGTTGAAGAGGCCGTAGAAGAAGCAACAGAAACTGTTGAAAAGTCCGAGGACGCTGCTGATGAAGTTGCAGAAGAGACTGCCGAAGAGATTGTTGAAAAGGCAGAGGAAGCAGAAGCAGTAACTGAAGAAGTCGAAAAGTCCACAACTCCTAATGAAGAAGACAGCACAGATGACTTGGCAAAAGCTGTTAGCGAGATCAAGGATTCTGTCGCAGATTCAATGGGAGATCTAGCTGCAGTAGTAAAAGGCATTGCCGATCAAGTTGCAGAGATGAAGAAGTCTCTAGACGGTGTACAAGAGGAAGTTACCGTCGTAAAGGGCAATGTAGAAGAGTTTGGAGAGCGTGTTGATGCTGTAGAAGCCGACACCGCTGTCCGTAAGTCTGGCGATCTTGGCGGGATCGTTCAGGAAGAAAAAACCGAAAAGTCGATGTGGGGCGGTCGTTTCCTCAAATCCGCTGACCTATATCGGTAATTAAATAGGAGGTGAAAACAGAAATGTCAGACGAAATCCTAGAGAAGGCAGCAGCTACAGGCTCAGTTGTTTCAGGTGGTATTGGTGGTGTCACCAACCCAACTTCTGGAACACTAGGCGTAGTTGATAGCACAACCGATGACGGCGGTATTCTCAACCCTGAGCAGTCTCGCCAGTTCATCGAATACATTTGGGAGCAGCAGGTACTAGCACGCGACGGTCGCAGAGTGACCATGCGTTCAAATACTGCAGAGCTAGAGAAGCTAAACGTTGGCGAGCGTGTAATTCGTGCAGCAAATCAGGCTGATGCAACTTACACAAATGCTGACGTAGCATTCACTAAGGTTGATGTAACCACCAAGAAGATCCGTCTAGATTGGGAGGTTTCAACTGAAGCTCTTGAGGACAACATCGAAGGTGCACAGCTAGAGGACCATTTGGTTCGCAGCATGACACGCGCATTCGCTAATGACCTTGAGGATCTAGCTATCAATGGAACAGGCTCTGGAACAAACTCGTTCCTTAGCATCATGGAGGGCTTCTACGCAAAGGAGACAGCAGGTGGCAATCAGGCCGCTTCTGTCACTTCAAGTGGTAGCACTTGGACTGTTCAAGACCTACAGGATATTATTCTTGCAATGCCAAGAAAGTTCCGTGGTTCACGTTCAGCCATGAAGTTCTACGCAGGCTCACCAACATTGTCAAGCCTACTAAATCAGCTTGCTCAGACAGGCAACTTCTCTTCCGAGAGAATTGTTGAGCGTATTGTTGATGGTACGGTACCACAAACAGTTGGTGCACCAATTCAGTACCGCGTTCTAGGACTACCAATTCTGGAGGTTCCTTACCTACCAGATAACTATGTCTCACTAACATTCCCAGAGAACCGTATTTGGGGATTCCAGAGAGATGTTACAGTCCACCGCGAGTTCAAGCCAAAGAAGGACACAGTAGAGTACACAGTATTCGTTCGCTTTGGTGTACAGGTTGAAGAGACAGACGCAATTGCCTACGGCAGCAAGTAATCTCTTTAGTCACTAGTGCGGAGGGGAGTCTGAAATATGGCTCCCCTCCAAGCTATTTATGATGATATAATAACAAAGGAGGTTTGTAAAAATGGAAAATGACAACGTTATTAAAAGCTCTTATGACAGATACTTTGTTAATAAGACAATGCAGGAAAATAAAGAGGAGGCAGAAGTAGAAAAGTCTGCTCCCAAAAAGACAACACCAAAGAAGACCACAACGAAAAAGACTACAACTGCTTCTACAAAGAAGGAAACTTCTAAGCCAAAGGAAGATCCTAAGCCAACTCAGGTTGCGGTTTACTCTTCAGGAAAGCTTGCTCATCCAGCACTAGGTAGACTTGATAAGGGATACAATATCGTCACTCCAGCGCAAGCTGATGAATGGATGAAGATTTCTGATAAGGTAAGAATGGCTACTCCAGAAGA